ATTGCTGACCAGCAAAACCAATTCGTTGTTGCTCTTCGTAAGCTGCTTCACGATTAGCTGCAGCTTGTGCATCTAGTTGTGATTGTCTTAATGCTTGTTGAGTATTACCAAGTTGCATTACATTAGCTGACTGTTGGTTTGCTAACTGTGGTGCTAGCGTTGCTAGCCCTTGTTGATTTTGCATACCTGCTTGTGCTGCTGCCTGTGCTTGCGCAAAATTTTGTGCTCTTAAATCTGCTTCCATTTGTGTTGCGCCTAAAGTTGTTTGTGCGTCGTAAACGCCACGTTGTACGCCTTCACGACCACCACCAAATGCACCAGCTTGTATTGCTGCATCAGCAATTGATTGTCTACCTTGTGCTCGTTGGTTTTGATAAGACGCCATACTTGCATCAATAACTTGTTGTTGATACGGCGACATATATGGATCCATAGCTGCCGTTACGCCAGCGCTAGTTACTTGTCCATCAGGTCCTACTGCACCAGCTAATCTTTGTGACTCATCTAAGAAAGGTTGAAAGGCTCCTATACCTGAGCCTGTGTCATCAACACTTGAAGCAAGTCCAGTAGTTGGATCATAACTAATATTACCCAATCCAGCTTGTGTTGCTTGTGATTGCATAGCGGCTTTTTGTAAAGCTGATAACCCTGCAACGGATGGTGCAAATTGACTAGTGTCAACTGCTTGACCTAAAACACCTGGTACAATAGTTTTGCCATCAGCACTTGTACTGCCAAATAATTTTCCTGTATATACTTTACCGGCCTGTTCAATAAATTCGGCGGGTAACGTTCTAGTTTCTTCTATAGCCATTAAACGGTTGCCTCCATTTGGCTTTGTAGATCATATAAAGCTCGAGCCCCTGCCCTTGGGTCTGCTCGTCCGGTTAAGGCTTTACCTATACCAGCTACTGCTCTATCATTTAATACGAATTCATCTTTACCAACCATAGCTGGTACATCATCGGCTCTTGGCTCGGTGCCAAGTTCAATAAAACCTCCGGGTCTTAAATCCATTTGCATGCCTGGTGGCATGTTTGGTGCAATAGGATCACCTTGTGGTGTTTGTCTACCACTACCATAATTAAAATTAGGTCTATCCGGAATACTTCCATTAGCATAACCCATACGTGGATTCATTATACCACCCATAGCTCTACCTGGACGTGCATACACGCCTAGGTTATTATAATAGTCTTGTATCATTTGTTGTTTTTCTGCATTCTGCGCATCAAACCTAGCGTTCATTTCATCACGTTTTTGTGCTTCTGATTTTCTAACATCATCATTAGTTCTGTCCGCATATAAACTGTTTATTTCTTTATCTAATAATTTTTCCATTAAACTTGGCATACCATCGTTTTCTGGGTTTCTGCTTCTGTCAGCAGTTCTTTGGCGCATGTCAATAATCTCATTTAGTTTAGCTTCTAGCTTTTCTATCTTTTCGCTTTTATATCTATTCTCGTTTATGTAAGTACCAACTTGTGTTTCTGGGTATTCTTTATAAAATTCTTTCATGTCTAAACTGTCACGGTCTCTGTCACCATATACATCACCCATGTAGTCTTGAGAACCATCAGCAAAACCAATTCGGCCGCCATTAGCTGCATCTAAACGTTCTTGTAAATCACTATTATAATACTCCATAAATGCATTGTAGTCTGCTTCACTAGCACCTGGATTAGAACCATAGAAATATTGATTTGCAAATTTCATAGACTCATCATAACTTAAACCACGCGCCTTGGCGCTTGCTGCAGCCTGCGAGGCTAAATCTCTATTTAATCTTTCTACTTCATTATAACCAAGTTTTGGTGCTGCTTGCACACCAATAGTAGAAGCACTTGCCATAGAAATAGGGTTGTCAAGAGGAGCACTAGCAAAGGATCTAGCTCCTTCCATTATTTTTTCTCCAGTACCTAAATTTTTAAAAGCAGCTTTATATGCATCGCCTGATTTTAAATCAACGGGTGTAAAACTTTTACCACCAGCTGTTTGTGGGCCTGTTAAAGTTCTTTTTGATCCATCTGTCATTAAAGAAGCATCAGGAGTCATTCCTCTAGCTGCGCCAAAGATACCTGACATTAAAGATGACTCTAGTCTAGTTCGATCACTAGTTAGTTCTTGAGTTGCGGCATCAGCAAGAAAAGCGCCTATACCACCACCTAACGCGCCACCACCAAACATACCAGCCAACATTGGGCCACCATAAATAGAAGCAAGCGCCGGTAAGAACGGTGCTATCTCTTTAGGTATTGCCTTCTTAATTTTATTTTTAATTTTACTAAAAATTCCCATGGGTGACCTTATACAATAATACTATTAAGCAAGGTGCCTAGGCTTGAGTGAAGACGATTATTGAATTTACTATGTTTTAACATAAATTACAAGTCCGATTCTGCACCTATTGCTGGCATTTTTGCTACTTTTATATAGACGCTACGAGACAAATGTTCTTGTGCGGTAGCCGTGTTTGGGTCTTCTACATCAGCTTTACCGTGGTCATCTGACTCATATTCTTGGCCCGTTACAGTGTTCTTTAATAATACTTCAGCATCAACTTTAACTTCAGCAACTTTTACGTCACCTTCGTATAAATAGCCTATTGATCCTGGTTCTTTAAATGTTGGCATATGACCTCCTTAGTCTCTGCTTATTTCTAAAAATGATAGTATAACGTGTAATTTATTAGCATTCTCTGCTTCTACTTTAATAATCTCACTTTCATCTACTATCAAGGGTTGAGTTAATAATTCTGTTGTAGTCTTAGCAGCTACATCTTTTTGTTTAAATAAACTAAATACTGCGCCAGCAGCATTAGTTAAGGTTACGGTAATTTCACACGCGTTGCTTGCACCATCATTAGAGACTATAAAAGATTTTACTACAGATACTGTTTCTGCCGGCACTGTATACAGTGTGGTAGCGTCAGTGGTAGTTAAATCTACTTTTACATTTTTATATCTATTAGCCATTTAACTTAAAAACCAGGTTAATTGTTCTTGTTCTTCTTTTAACGATTGTTGAAACGTAGAATTTAATTGATCTACAATACCAGTCAATGCTCGATTAATTTGTCTTTGCGTAGTAATTTCATATTGTTCTTTTGGTTCAGGAACTCTAACTATTATCTTACTCATTATCTAGCTCCGTCCGGTTTAACATCTAAAGACAAAGTTCCATAACGCCAACTTTGTGCAATGTCATTGTTTTCAATTTTTATATTTACATAACGACCACGAGCTCGAGTATTTATTTTATCAGTAGTTGCACTAATTGTAAAAGGACTATAACTAGATGTTGTTTCTGTTTCTGCAGGGTATCTTTTTAAAGCTAGGTTTACATCAGCCGTGCCTACCAAAGTTTTAAAATCTGGTATAAATCTACTTACCGACACAAAAACATCACCACCTGAACCACCTTGTCCTTGTAAATCAAAATCATAAGATTGTATATAAGAAGGTACTATTGTTACTGTGCCATCTTCATTAGTCTGATCAGTACCTACCTCGTGTTGAAAATATTGTGTTTTACCTAAACCTTCTTCACCCAATAATACTGGAAACGTTCCAGTTAAAGTATTGTCAAATTTAGTTGCATGCGGTTTAGTATAAACATTAGCATCCATCCATGAAGTCCTAGCTTCATTTGATAAAAACCAAATACCACCAGGTACTTGTGCTGATTCCGCATAATTATAAGTTACCGATTTATTGTTAAAGTCACTGTTAGCCGGATAAAACCAAGTTATTTCAGAATATAGATTGTTTAAACCAGCAGTTATTTGTTGGCCCTTAGTAGTGTCAATATTATCATAGACCTCATCTTCAACTGAACAAGGTAAAGTTTTAACAGTACCATCATAAAGTAAAAACCCTTTAGCACTCATCCAATAAGCAACCCCGTCTACCTCAACAGCTGCAGTGCTACCAACTAAACCACAGTTAGTACCAACTTGCTCAATACCAAAGATAAAAGGCGCACCAACAAACTTCATAGAATACAAAGCATTATCAGTCCAAATTAAAATAGCTTCTTTAGTTTTTAAAGCACCCACAATTTTAGTACCATCTTGGATACGTAACGTACCGGCCGTATTAGTAGAAGTAGGAACATAGGTATTTATATCTTCACTACCAGAAAAACGTATAAACATTTCATCTTGACTACTT